AAACTAGTAATTTGATTGTTACTACAATATAATTTAGTAACACTATTTGGGAGATGTTGAAAACTAGTAATTTGATTATTACAACAATTTATTACAGTAGATATTGAACAGTGATCCAATCAATTTGATCAAAACTTGTAATTTGTGTATTTATTATATACTTCATTTTATATTTTGAAATATAAAATGAAGTAATCTTTTTTAAAAAAAAAATAATACTAAAAATATGATATACTACATTTGTTTCCAACAATAATATCCAAATCTACACATTTGAATATCTTCAACATTTATTAAATCATCATACCAATATTTTTGCCAACTTTTTTGAATTATAGTACATTGTTTGTTTTTAAATATTTTATTAAATTTATTCAATGCATATATTACTCTATTTTTATAAATTTCGTCTGGTGTGATATTAATATCACACCTATAAAATGATGGAATATGTAATAAATATTTAATATTAGTAATTTGATTATAACGACAATATAAGTTAGTAACACTATTTGGAAGATGTTGAAAATTAGTAATCAAATTTTTACTACAATATAATTTAGTAACACTATTTGGAAGATGTTGAAAACTAGTAATTTGATTACAATCACAATTTAATTCAATAACACTATTTGGAAGATTTTGAAAATTAGTAATCAAATTACAATAACAATATAATTTCGTAACACTATTTGGCAGATGTTGAAAATTAGTAATCAAATTACCATTACAATATAATTTAATAACACTATTTACCAGATGTTGGAAATTAGTAATCAAATTACCATTACAATATAATACAGTAACACTATTTGATATATGTTGAAAACTAGTGATTTTATTATTATTACAATATAATTGAGTAACACTATTTGGTATATGTTGAAAACTAGTGATTTTATTATTATTACAATATAATTGAGTAACACTATTTGGTATATGTTGAAAACTAGTGTTTTGATTATTATTACAATTTAATTGAGTAACACTATTTGATAAATGTTGAAAACTAGTAATTTGATTATTACTACAATCTAAAGTAGTAACACTATTTACCAGATGTTGAAAACTAATAATTTGATTATTACTACAATTTAAATTAGTAACACTATTTACTAGATGTTGAAAGTTAGTGATTTGATTATTATTACAATATAATTCAGTAACAGTATTTGGAAGACCTTGAAATCCAGAAATGTTATTATTACTACAAAATAATACAGTAACACTATTTGGTAGATGTTGAAAACTAGTGATATTATTATTATCACAATATAATTTATTAACACTATTTACCAGATGTTGAAAGCTTGTAATTTGATTATTACTACAATCTAAAGTAGTAACACTATTTACCAGATGTTGAAAGCTAGTAATTTGATTATTATTACAAAATAATTCAGTAACAGTATTTGGAAGATCTTGAAATTCAGAAATATTATTATAAATACAAGATAATACAGTAACACTATTTGGTAGATGTTGAAAACTAGTGATATTATTATTATCACAATATAATTTATTAACATTATTTGGTAGATGTTGAAAACTAGTAATTTGATTATCAACACACTTTAGTTCAGTAACTTCTCCACCAAGTACGTTTTGAACAGTGATCCAATCAATTTGATCAAAACTTGTAATTAGTTTATTTATTATATATTTCATTTTATATTTCAAAAGATAAAAAAATTAATTATTTTTTATTAATAAATATCACCCCAGAAGTATGATATAATTAAGTAGTTAGTATCTAATATATTTGTTTCAACTATACACACTTGAATACATTCCATATCTATTAAATTATCATACCAATAATCTTATTAATATTATACGTAAACACTGATAAAATATATAATAAATCTTTAATATTATTAATTTGATTATTATCACATTTTAATAAACATACCAGAATAATTTTGGAAATAATGATGATACATTCGTATATTTTTTAATATCACTTCATATATTATTAAAAAACCCAGTTTTGTTAATATGATAAATCTGAAATTTTGGTAACTTAATTTTTGCATATATATTAATATTCAGTATTTGGAGATTGGTCATCCAAGATATATCATTAATTTTTAAATTATTAAATATATTTAATTCAATTAAATTTAATCCATTAATTCCTTTATTGATAATACTGGAAGTACTACTAGCGTCTAGTTTTCGTAAACTTGGCATCCGAGATAAATCAGTGATTGTTTGATTATTAAATGCATATAAGTATATCAAATTTAAATTTTTGATTCCGTTATCATCAATTCCAGAATTACCCATAGCGAATAATTTTTGTAAATTTGACATCCAAGATACATTAGTAATTTTTGGATTATCAGATACATATAATTCTATCAAATTTAAATTTTTGATCCCGTTATCATCAATTCCAGAATTACTATTTGCAAATAATATTTGTAAACTTGGCATCCAAGATAAATCAGTGATTGTTTGATTATTAGATGCATATAATTTTATCAAATTTAAATTTTTGATCCCGTTATCATCAATTCCAGAATTACCCATAGCGGATAATTTTTGTAAATTTGACATCCAAGATACATTAGTAATTTTTGGATTATCAGATACATATAATTCTATCAAATTTAAATTTTTGATCCCGTTATTATCAATTCCAGAATTACTATTTGCAAATAATATTTGTAAATTTGACATGAACGATATATTAGTAATGTTTGGATTATTATTTGCCAATAATTTGATCAAAGTTAAATTTTTGATTCCGTTATTATTAATTCCAGAATTATCATTAGCTCCTAATATTTTTAAATTTGACATCCAAGATACATCAGTAATGTTTGGATTATTAGATGCATATAATTGTATCAAATTTAAATTTTTTATTCCTTTATCATTAATTCCGCAATTATCATCAGCCCTCAATACTTTTAAATTTGACATCATTGATACATCAGTAATGTTTGGATTATTAGAGGCATATAATTGTGTCAAATTTAATTTTTTTATTCCTTGATTAGTAATTCCAGAATTATCACTAGCGTCTAATATTAGTAAATTAGACATTAAATATACATCAGTAATATTTTTATTATTAGATGCAATTAATGTTGTCAAATTTAAATTTTTGATTCCTTTATCCGTAATTCCATAAGCATTTATATTGTTGATTAATCCAGTATGATTAGGTATAGTTATATTGTTAATTGATTCAGTATTATTGGGAAAAATATAAGATGCATTTAAGTATTTCAAAGTTTTCATATTTTGAATTCCGTAATCTGTAATTTTTGAATTATTATTAGCATTTAAATTAATTAATTTTAATTTTATAATACCATTATCCGTTATTTTGGATTTTTCATCAGCATATAAACTTTGTAAGTCACTGAAAATTGGTAATTTTAAAATTTCATCAGTCAAGTTAATATTTTCTGAATCTATATTTGTAAAGTTAATGATTTTAACTTTACGTCTAAATAACTTTGAAACTTCTGATAATTTAATTATTGTTATTATATCTAAATTTTTACTAATTTCATTAATAATATCAGACGAAATTTCTCTGATATAATCAACCGATTTTTTAAATGACCATTGATTCAAATCTGTAAAAGTATTATTAATTATCCGTTTCAATTGGTTTACTGATACATTAGGATATTTTTTTGAATATACTGATATGAATTCATCCATTTATATTAAAAAAAAATATTATTTTTTTTTAATATATGATATATATCTACTCTTTTCAAATTTAAAGTTTTGATTTATTGATTATCACCAGGTTTTAATATTTTTAAATTTGTCATATTATCTTTATTTCTAGAATTATTTTTATCAATAACATAATTATATTATAAAGATAATATAATTATTCTGGTATTTTTTTTATGGTATTAATTTATCGATAAATTAATTCAATAAAAAAACATACCAAAATAATTATAGAATATTTATTTATATAATAATTCTGGTATGTTTATTTATAAAAATAATTATATCAAATTTATTTTTAAAATTATTATGGCATTTTTATTTCCAAAATTATTATAGTATATATTTTTATAGAATGTTTATTTATTTCTAAAATTATTATATCGTCGATATATCTAAATTTATTTTATCTATATTAATTTAGATATATCTATTTTTAAACATTTCATGATAATGTTTAAAAATAATTGAAGATGTATTATCAAAAAAATTATTATTAATTTGATGTTTTAACAATTATAAATTGAACAGATAAATAAACTAATTAAAAACTAACACTAGTTTCAAAATAAGATGGATTAAACCAATTAGTGGATGGAAAACTTTTAATTTGATCAGTGAATTCAATCCAATCTTTTTCATGATTTTTGAATAATACATTTAATGATGGATCATCAATACATGGAAACCGATTAGATACTGATACTAATAACGTATCCAATATCTGCTTATCCACTTCCGAAATAAATCCAGGATTATTTATATATACTTTAGTGATAAAAAACCCAGATACTGCCATAGTATACATTTCAGCATCACCGAATTGATTATGTGCGGCAGTTGATATTACAAAAAAATCACAAATTTGTGTATATCTAGGATCATCCTCTCCCATGTATTTACCAACAAATTGTTTAACTATATTTATATATTTAGTCATTAAATAACTCCATTGTGTATCATTTGATGGCACTATTTCTGATATACTCAATGGTGGTAAATGTATTTTTTCAGTAATTAAATCATTGTAACTTTCTGTTGTCAGTCCATATAATCTTCCAAATAATCCATACGGGCTAATTAGAACATTCACATTCCGATTTATCTTTAATGTACCATAAGTTAATAAATATAATAAATCAAAAATATCTGATGATTCCGTGTATTTCTTCATATATTCTATTGTCTTTCTTTGAACAGTACATATATGTATTCTTATTGCGTGTAATTCAACCATTATTTTGAGACATAATGATGCTTTGATGATATGTTCCATCATAATTGAGTCAGATGGATACTCCTCCTTAAGATATACATATTTAATTATTTGATCATTTTTTATATATATTTTTCCACCATATTTATAAAATTCAGGTCGGACTGAATACTTTTCATATTCACTTAAATCAATTACCATATATTCACCTTCTGGTTTTAATAAAAATCCCCCATTTGTATTAATAAAATCAATTAGCGATTTATATTTATTCGCTTCTACTGGTATCCTCGTATGTATACTGTCTAGGTCATAGTTTGTTGGATTATACGTTGGTTTTCCATCACTTATTGGTATATATTTAAATATTTTATCAATTAATTGACTCGTATATGGATATTCATCAACTTCATATCCATATGGTGTCATAATTGTGTTTTTTATTCCCCATTGTCTGGGTATTTGTGTAATTTTATCATCTTGTTGTGTATTACTCTGCCGAATTACCCATAATATTATTTTAATTATACTTTCCATTGAGTCTTTTAATATACCCTTTTTTTTTATTTTTAATTCATTCCAAAAATGAATTAAAAACTTTTTTTTTTTAACTATAAATGGATATTATTAATATTCCACATAATTTATTAGATCATGAACTTGTTTCTATCATTTTATCACTAATTCCTCAAAATGAACTATTCACTCAAACAATATCCCGTATTAGTCAACTCTATCTAAATAAATCAATATATTATATTTTAAAACGGTCACCCAATATTTGGAAACATATATATTCTCATTTACATATTGTATATCAACAGTCATATGGTTTTAATCAATTGACTCGAATCTTAACATCAAGCCATTCGGTCAAATTTCCAGATAATCTGGAAATTTTTACTAATACTACTGAATCATTAGGTGATAATAATGATATTGTGTGTCTTCCATTCACTCAAATCATTCTTATCAGTTCAAACAATACAACATCATCTAGATATTTAATAAATAATCGATCATTGAATGGATTCACTTTAGGAGAGTTATTTAAAAAAATAACATGTTTTTATTGGTATTTGTCCGAAGATACTATTATTTTTAATAGTTCATACTTATTCGATACTGATATTGATGAAATCCTTAATTTAAATCATAGTTTAGGTGAATCTGAAAGTGGAGCTAGTTATTTGGTGAACTTATATCAAATTAAAAATACTAACAATTTTATTATTAGTACCAATTATGATTAGTTTTCGTTCAATGTGTAAATGAAGTTATTTATTTACTGAACTTATATCAATTATTTTTAAAAAATTAGTTTTCGTTCAATATGTAAGTAAAGCTAGTTATTTGATGAAATCATTAATTTAAATCATAGTTTAGGTGAATCTGAAAATAGAGCTATTTATTTGCTGAACTTATATCAATTTAAAAATAATAACAATTATTTTTAAAAAATTAGTTTTCGTTCAATGTGTAAGTGAATCTAGTTAAAAATAGTACCAATTATGATAATATTAACAAAATTTCAAAATATTATTAAAAATTAGTTTTCCTTCATTTGTCCAATGTGTCAGATTAGTATATATACTCAATCCAAAATTAGTTAAATATATATGATTATTATGTATTCCAATCATACCCCCACTCTCACGCATTCCACTATGTCCAATAGTTATACCATTGATTAAAGATGAATATATTTGATAATCATTGTCTCCACCATTTATAATAGTAATAATGTCATTAGGTTTCGATAATCCAAATATTGGATGAATTTGACTAACTTTTATTTTAACTGCCCCTTGTTTCCATTTGGCTATTAATTTTTTTGGTTGATTCAATATTAAATTTAATCCATATGATGTAACTGGATATCCACATAAAAATATTATTTTAGATTTACTTAATTTAGTCAAATTTAAAGTATTTGTTATTTGATTTAAAATAATATGACTATAATTATCTATGTTCTGATATAATATTGAATAATTAATGTTAGTATATGTATCGACAATATATCCTTGATTGATCAAATACGTTTTAAGTTGATTATTATAATCACCTACCACTCCAATTTTTTTAGATAATGTACTTTTATCAATACCGACAACTAATGAATATCCTTTGTTAATTACGGTCATATTTGTGGATATAATTTCAATGGTGTATTTACCAATTGGTATTTGTTGATTAGTTCCAAAAGAATATCCTGATACTAAGTAAATACCTTGAACATTATTAACATAATCAAACTTACCTCCAATGATAGAATAACTAGGATTGATTCCAGTGAAATTATTTCCTAAAAAAATTTGATTATTTGGACATATTACTCGAATATTTAAATTGTTAACTATATGTTTATCTGATCCTACATTTCCAGGTGGATCAATCCATACTAAATTAATTTTTATTTGATTAATATTCATATTTTCAATTATGAATTCATGACTATTTTTATTTCCTGTAACTGGTCCTATTGGCAAATCCCACATGATTATTTGTCTATTTGGATCAAATGGTAATGATCGATTTACATCTATTCTTCCCCATCCCTGAATATTATTCGGTACTGTTAAATCAGTTAAACTGACTGCCCCATTAATCAATAATGCTTTAATTAAACTAGATGATGGTTTAATTATACCATTATTATATTTATTTTCTGTAAATGCCTGTTTAATTAATGAAATTACTCCAGACACTTGAGGAGTTGCCATGCTAGTTCCTCGTAATGGTATATATTCGTCAACTGATCCTAATCCCGCTGAAATTATTGTGTCACCAGGAGCTATTACATCGGGTTTAATTCGATTATCCACTGTTGGACCTCTAGATGAAAACTCTGATATTTTTGATGGATTTAACGTTTGACATGACCCAACCGTAATAACATTTTTAGCTACTCCAGGTGACCCTATTGACTTACTTAATGGTCCTGAATTTCCACTAGCTACTGATAACACATAATCTGGAAAATTAACACAAATTAAATCAGCATCATGATCACTTGAAATATACTCTCCACTAGTATCAGCACCCCATGAATTATTATTAATTCTAGCACCCAAATCATATGCTTGTTTCCAAATATTATATTCATTGTTATTTCCAGCCCAATTTCCTGAATTATCAAATACTTTGACTGAAATTAATGATGCATTATATCCTTGACCATCATGTTTATTCGATTTATTATATTCAGGTGCATCTCCAGCAATACTCCCAGCAACATGTGTTCCATGTCCATCCCCGTCTCCAAATGATGCATCGCTGTCTCCAGATATATCTATTTCTGATATAATCTTATTCATACTTAAAAACATTTCGTGCTTTTTTGAAATTCCAGTATCTGTCACTGCAATAACCTGATCTTTTCCTGTTATATTATTCTGATATGCTATCACACTATTAATTATACTCTTAGATTTATCATTAAATGTGTCAACTGTTAATGTTTTACGATTATAATATCTTTCAATATACTTTACATCTACACACTCAGATAATTCTTGGTTTGTTTTAATACATTTTGGTCCTGATTGATTCCACGGAAAATAATGAACTGTCATTTCACCGTCACATTTATTATTACATTTATACTCGTATCGTTCAACTGATTGAATATATTTATTCTTTTTTAATTTATATATTTGTGTTGATGTTGCGTATACATATATTGAATATGGAAATATATACCCATGCGTTTTTATATCATAATTTGTTATTTGATTAATCCAATCTTGCTTAATTGGTCCTATGAATTGAATAATCCATACTCCTTTAATATCTGATTTAACTTCCTTGAAATCATACATAGATACTTTTTTTTCATTAATTCCCAAATTTGATTGAGTCGGTATTATCTGTATTGCCGAACTAAATATTTTATTATATTGATCGTTTGTCAATTTAACAATACAAAAACTATTATAAATTACTCTGATCTGATTCGAATTTATTTTAAACTTATTTATTAAACTTTGATGTGTTATTTTTTCGTCGTAATATATAAAATAATCATTAGTCATATATTCGTGTTTTTTTTATTATTAAAATTTTTATAATTAAATTAAATTCTAAAAATTCCAAATGACTAAAATTATTTTAGTCAATTAGTCGAATATCTATACACATTTTTTTACCGAATGTATCAATACATAAGTCCCACCAATAATCTGTATCCATTATTGTACAATAATATCGTAACGATGTTGGATTATATCCTTGTTTAAAACATATAATGGTACAATTGAGTAAATTATTAAATTTATTTTTTGACATTCCATTTATTTCCGTAATTTTCTTATCAAAATTATTTAAGTATGTATTAAGTGTCAGTGACATTTTTACTTACGCACTTAATTTTTATTTTTTTTTTCAATTTTTAAATATTAATTACAATATTTATGTAGGTGATCTATTTAAAAATCTAATGAAATTTTTAATTTGGTCAGTACATGTAGAAATTGAAATATTATTGTGTCCATAACCTCGAAGTGTGACGAAATTATATAAATATGGAAATAATTTAGATAGTTCTACCCCACATGAATATGGTACTACATCATCCATATCCCCATGAAATATTAAAGTATAACAATCAATTTTAGGGGCTAATTTATAATTCATGAAAATATCTACTGGTGTCCAGATATTCGTAATCACTCGGACTACTGATGATAATGGGGATATTAAAATTAATCCAGCAGGCGGTTTCTTATTTAAACTTAAATAACATGCTAAGTCACATACCACTCCGGTTCCTATCGATTTCCCGTATAATATAATTTTATCTGGCTCTACTTTCAACTCATTTGTTAAATATTTATATACTTGATATATATCAGCATTACAATTATATTCAGTTGATTCGTTACATGTATGGAGTCCATATCCAGAATATTCAAATACACATACATTACACTCATACTGTTTACTGATATATTCAACATCATAATTACTTATATCTTCATGATTCCCATGTGCAATAATGAGTGTATATTTATATTCTAAATCAGTATAATATACAAATGGAATTTGATACTCGTTTCGATGACAATATTTTAAATGTTTCAAATTGGTGTCATAATTATTTGAAAATTTATGAAAACAAAATTTTTCGAGTAAAAACGACATTTTATTTGTAAGTTTTTAAATAAATAACATCATTTTTTTTTTAAAAAAAATATTAAAATGGGAAACACTCAAGCGTCAAATACAGTAGATGCAGCAGTGGTTAGTTCTACAAAAATTTTAAATAAAACAGTCCAAGACTGTACAACTAAATCAAATAATACTAATATTGTTGTTATTAATGACTGTCAACCTGTTAATATAACTAACGTAACATTTAATAATCTTGAAACGATTAGTACAACGTGTGCTCAGAAAAACACATCAAATACCGATATTAAGAATCAAATCGATGAAGAAATGACACAACTAGCAAAGACTCTTACTGCCGCACTAAATGCAGGCAAGGCTACGTCTTCAAATATAATCAATACAACAACTGATTTGAGTACTACTATTATAAATACATATACACAGGATTGTATTAATTCATCAAACAATACTAATGAAATTAGTATAACTTGTTCTACGTCTACAACAAATGCTCCTGCTACAATTAGTGGTGTTATTTTTACTAATTACTCAGCCAGTACACTTAATTGTGTTCAAACTTCCGACGATGTTATCAAAATTACAAATCAAATTAAATTAATCATATCTCAAACTGCAATAGCCGAAACTGCCCCATTGATAGGTGGTGGAATGTTGTTGTTAATACTCATCTTTGTAGCAATATATATGATATTTGAAATGGGTGAAGATCTTGTTAGTATATTTATTATGTTATTAATTATAACAATAGTATCATTAATTATTTATGGTATTACTGCTTATATTATGGGATGGGCTCCCTTTACAGAAAACAGTTAATTATAATATTCGAATAAAAAAAATATTTGTTAATAAAAGACGAATGACCGATTGCGATATCAAAACGTTAGGTAAAATTATTGGAAAATATTTAAAATATATTTTATGTAAACATATATCTGTTGCAAATACCTTCCAAATACAACCATTTATATTTACAACTCCCACTAAAATAGCTAGAGGATTCTATTATTCCACAATCCTTAATAAGAAACCATTCATTGTTGATTTGAGTCAAATATTTTACATTCAATGGTTTGCATTAAATAATCAAAGTTTAATTAATCTTCCTAAAATTAAATTACCATATTGTTTCAATAGTATCATATTAGGAAAACAATTACAAACATTAAGAAATAAACAGGTAATTATATTTGGTGGAAACATATTTCCACCATTAATTGATTTTCAATTAATAGATTCTAATAAATACGTCACATTATTAAATAGTCCCATAACAAATCAAATAAATGAAATAACTCAAACTTTAATTCCTAACAGTAATCTTGATTACATCATGTTTGACCCTATTCCTAATTATCAATTACTTCCATTACCTTATTCTGTTGAATGCACTGGAAATTTACAATTACAAAATGAATTGTGTAAATACATTAATAAAAATATAACAATCGGCTTTAATACAGGTAAATTAGGAACACCTCCCGAACTTCCTATCAAATTATTAGATGTTAACAGTTATTTACTATTAGGACTTAATCCTACTGGTGAATCGGCATTATCTAAATTAATCATTGTTCCATTATCTAAAATTGTTGGATTTTTTGAATTATAAAAAAATGAAAAAAATATTTTCATGTTTGGGGAATAAAATATTATACAAAGATGAAGT